CCATGCTGGCGCGGAATTTCAGCGCAGCCTCGCCGTCGATCTTGGCCAGCGACGCGGTGTAACCGTCGGTCAGCGATGTGATCTTGCTGCTGATCTGCTCTGCGGTAATCGGCTGGCCAGACTCAATCTGCGTCAGCATTTGCGCCAGCTGCTGCCTGCCTTCCATTTCAAAGGCATTGGAGAGCTCAAAGCTTCGAGCCTTGCGCACAGCCTGGTCGAAGTAGCTGAAGTTGCCCTGCGGGATAATCTGCGACGTGTCGCCGTTTTTTGCTGCCTCGACTTGCTCAGGAGTGATCGGGTTTTGCGCCGCGTACTTCATGGCCTGGTCGACGCGGATGTCGCGGATCGTCGCATTGGCAAACTGCCCCATGCGGTCGATTACTTGAGCCAGTGTCTGGTTTGCCTGCGCTTCTGCACGCGGGCCGACGTAATCCACGCCACGCGGCACGATCTGCTGCATCGGGGCAGCATTGACCTGGCGCAGCTGAATGTTTCCTGAGTCGAGTCTGGTCGCCATTTATTTACCCTTGTAAGCCTTGTAAGCGTCGATACCACCCTGCACCAGCGAGGCAGTCTCCATCAGACCGCCAGAGCGACGAGCTGCAGATGCAGCTTGCGAGTACTGACCGGCCTGGCGCTTGGCAGCAAACTTGTCCAGAGTGTTCTGCAGCTCAGTCGATTGGATCATCGCAGCCGCATCTTCAAAGCCCAGCACCCGCGCTGTCAGCGCGTTCAGGTCTGCAATGCCCACGTCAAACATCGTGTTCTGCACGTTCTGCTGCTGCACCGCCTGAAACGATCCTTCACCCACCACCACGCCGGATGCAGCTGCTCGAGCGCGGATCGCGGCATTGGTCTTGCGCATGTTCGACAGCAGGGTGTTGCCTGCGATCTCATAGTTGCGCGCTTCGATCTCCGCACGCTTGAGGATTCGCCCAGACTGGATGTTTGCGTACTGCTCAGAGAATTGAGCGCGAACGTCAGCCAGCGCCACAGAGTCAGCTGCCTGCAGCAGAAAGCCTGTTTCCTGATTGATGGCTGCAGCCTTCTGCGCCTGGCCGGTAGCGTAGGCGTTCAGGAAACTGGCTGCGGCAAGTGCATTGTTTTCAAAAGCCATGTTTTACGTTCCCGAATAAACAGCCACGCGGTAATCCAAGCCCAGCAGGTTCATCTTGAGCGGCAGGTTCTGCGTCACCTCGATGGCCTGCTCGTTGCGGTAGCCCAGCACGCCGTTGACCCGCTTGATGCCGGTGAACGTCGGCACAGCCAAGTCAAGCAGCGGGTTGTCCAGCGCCCGCGTGATGACCGGCTGGCTGTTCATCAGCATGTGCTGCGTGTCCTTGACCACCGCGCTGATCTCGACAATGCGCTTTTTGAACGACACCCGGCTGCCGGTCTGCAGCTTGATTTCAACAGGCATCGTCTTGACGTACACCGTGATCGGCAGACCGACCTCATAGCTGGTCGTGCTCTCGCGGTCGAACGTCACCGCGCCGCCTGCGCTGACAGTCTCGTTGGACTGCGGCACGCCGTCCGTGATGACGTTCAGCGACTTGCCGATGTGCGGCAGGCCAGATCCCACACCGCCAGCAGAGCCGCCAGTAAAGGCACAGTCGGTGTACAGATCGTCTTTGAACTGCTCAATGAAATACCGGGTCGTGCTGTTGAATACCCGCTTGGTCACAGCGTAGATCGCCGTCACATCCACGCCGACATCGATGAACTCACCGTCCGTGGTGAACTCTGACGGGGCAGTGATTTGCTGGCTTCGCATGATCGAAAAGACCGCCATGCTGCCGTCGTTGGTGTTGGTCATCAGCAGCAAGTCAGACTCGTCCGTGCTGGATGCGCGACGCAGGGCGATGCGCTGCGGGCCTTTGAGCAGATGACCAGACAGCAGCGAGATCCGCTGCGTGATGTATGTCTGCTGCGTGTCCGTAAAGACGAACTCGTTAAGCGACTTGCCTTGGCGCTGGATGTACACCGAGCCGGATTCAACCAGCTGCACCCGCGTGCCAGGCTTGATGCCGTTTCGGCTGACGTTCTTGAAGGTGAAGGTCAGCGGCGTGATCGGATCGGTTCCCTGCTGCGGCACATAGAACTCACCACCCGTCGTAAACACTTGGAAGTCACGCGAGCTCACAATGTCGGTGATGACGTTCAGTTCATTGGTGTCCAGCGTTGCCTCGACCGCATCATCGTCCAGCGACTCAGACGGCACAAAGTCAAAGAACAGGCCGATCTTGCTGCCCCAGATGGTGGACGGGCGTGACTTGCTGCCACCAAAGTACAGCCTGCCTTCATGGAATGTCACACTGCGTGGCCAGCCCTTGCCTGAGCTCCACACATCCTCATAGCCAGACTCGATCTCCCAGTTGCCCTGGGCGATGTTGCTGGTGTCAAAGAATGGGTATTCGGTGATCGCCTTGACCTTGGTCGTGCTGATGTACTCGACAATCCTGGCACGACCCTGCGGGCTGGCATTGATGTACTGATTGACGCTGGCAGCAGTAAATGCCGCGCTCTGCGATGTCAGCTCGACGTTGCCAGACACCGCGCTGGGCGTTAAATGCCCTGATGTTGGCGTGGTAATAGTCAACGTAAAGGCATACTTTGGAATGCTGTCGAACGTGATGCTTGTCGCTGTCCAACTTGAGTCAGACGCGCCGCGTACCAGCTTGACCGGTTGCATATCCGGGTGAACGATAATCAGCGTGTCGGCGCTCTGCGTCCAGCACATGTCATCGACAATGCTGCTGCCGATGGTCGTTGTCAGGTAGTTATTGCCGGTGCTGTTGATGTTGCTGACAACCGCGCCGTTCTTGATAACATACATGCGGTTATGCGTGAAGCAGAGCATGTACGAGTCATCGACGGAAAACTGAAACGGCACCAGGCGCACGCCGTTGCCTGCAGACGCGGTGCTGGTGTTCGGCAACTCAAGGATGTGCTTCAGACCTGGGCGACGGCGCAGACCGCCCTGCGGCTGGATCAGCACATTGGTCGCCTTGGATAGCGCGTTGCTGTACGCCTGCAGATCCACGCGAGCTCGCAGCAGCGGATCAAGCTCCCCGGTGCTGAAGTTCGTTGTGAAGTCAACAAAGCGCGGCATCAGTTCCTCGCTTTTTGTTGGTGCTTCTTGACGTTATTTGAACGGCAGATTCTGCATCCTCTGTTGCCATTCCACTCATAGACGTTGCCGTCAACCAAAGCGTGACCGTTTACGCAATGCGTTTTCCGCTTGCGCGGCGGCTGCTCAAGCAGATTTTTGCTTCTCGTCACTGCTTCCAAGTGATGCGGGTTGACGCACATTCTGTTGTTGCAGATGTGGTGTACGTCTAAGCCTGGCGGGATTTCACCGACAAAGGCCATATACGATGCGCGGTGAGCGCCAACAGGTTTGCCGTGAACCGTCATTGCGCCATACCCGCTGTTGTTGGTTCCAGCCATCCACACCCAGCAGCCAGCAATTGGGATCGGCACGGATCGCTCAAAAATCCGGGGGGCTATTTCGTCAATGCGGCGCATGTCAGTACCTCACCGCGACCAAAGTAAAATCATCAATCGCACGGGTCGGCTGACCCTGCGCGTCGATCTGCATTGCCGTGCGCAGATAGCCGCCGCGACCGTTCTCAGACGGGTCGCCCACAGCCTTGCGCTCCCAGCGCAGTGACTTGTCCTGCTGCTCAGTGATCGGCTCTGCCAGATGCCAGGCCATCATGTACTTCATGAGTTGGACGAAATACTGCGGCCAAGCGAACTCACCGATGCTGTATTGGTAATCGATGAAAACGTATTCGAGATTCGTCAGCAGCTGGTCGCCTTGGATCTCCCAGTCTTTCTGCACCGGAGCGCCGGGGCTGGCGCTGTCATACACGGCACGCGGGCCTGCAAGGCGATCGCCCGGCAGCTGATACGCATAGCGCCAGACCGATGTCGGCGCAGTCAGCAGACGGGAAAGCTGAATCTTTTTTGTGTTGAACGACCACGGGTACATCACCAAGGTGGAATCCCGCGTGTCAGGGTACAGACGGTCGCAGGCATTGGACTCGTCAGTGCCGTCATTGAAGGACGAAATGGGCTCTGCGCCCAACAGGATCAGGGCATCTGCACAGATCGAAACGCCAGTGTCGCCTGCTGCCATTGCAACCTCTTAATGTGAGAAGGGGCTGGCCCGTATTTCAGAGTCCAGCCCCCGGTACTACGGTTGACTGCGGTTTAATCGCCGTCGGTAGCCGACAGAGTGGTGCCGTCAGTCACATCAACCACGCCCGACGAGTTGGACACAACGTAGACCAAGGTGACGACGGCGGTCGAGCCGGTCGAAGTCACGCAATGGATTACGTCGCCCACCTCGAGGGTGCTTGCCAGCGAGTTGAAGTAGCCCGAAGTGTTGACATCCGCGATTGCATCTGCGGTTTTGTAGCCATACATCGACGGGGCATTGCCGCGCTTGGACGCGGAGTAGGCGGTAAAGCCAGCTGCATCAAAAGCCATGATTCAGCCCTCCCTATTAAGCTGCAGCCGCGGTGTCGCGGGCAGTGATCTTGACGATACCCTCGGCATCGATGGCAACCGAACCCGCCGAGAACAGCGCATTAACCAGCCAGCTGGTCTTTTCGGGGATGTAGTTGATCTCAGTCTTGGGCGCGATGCCTTCTGCGTAGCCGATAGCATCCTTGTGGAATGCGTACAGGGTACGGTCGGACGAGCCGTCGATTGGCAGGCCACCTTCGGAGCGGTCGCCAAGCACATGGAACGTGAAGCCCAGGAACGAGTTGATCTCGCCCTGCACCAGTGCCTTGACGGTGTTGAAGTCCGAGCTGGTGACGGAAGTCTGCTCAAGCATCGCAGCCAACGAGTTGGCGTGGATGATGATGTGACGGCCATCAGCAGGCACGTTCTTGGTGTTCAGGATCTTCGCGGCTTCGCGCAGCTTGGCGACGTTCATGTTGGTGTTTGCACCACCAATAGAGTTCGCCACGGTGCCGGTGCCGGAAGCAGCAGACAGAGCGTCCAGAATCAGCTGATCCTGGCGACGGCCAATCGCAGCGCCGACCACTTGGGCGAGCTCAGAGCGCTCGTCAAAGTTGACCTTTGCCTGCGAGAAGATGTCCGAATATTCGGCGGCGTTCCAGTCCGACAGCGTGCAGGTCACGGTCGAGAAGCCGACGTTCATCGGGGTGACATCGGTCTGGGTTACGCGGGCAGTTGCCACGCCGCGACCGACTTTCGGGAATTTTACTTGGGAGCCTTCGACACCACGACGCTGACGCACAGCGCCCACCAGCATTGCCTTGCCCTGGTAAGCCTGTTTGACTTCAGCATCGAACAGCGTCACAAAGGCATTGCTCAGAGAGATAGCCATGTTGACCTCGTTCGGTTAAGTAGTCAGGGTTTTGCGCGTCGGTGAGCCGGATGTCCGGGCCTTGCTTGCCACTTACGGAGGCCAATCGGTGGTGTCTCGCCACAGGTCAGGGCCGGTCGCCCGGTATGCCTTGCGGCTGATTGTATTGTCGCGTGAACTATTTGCAACCAGTCCGATTGGCAAATGAACAAAAAAAGCCCCGCCGGGGGAGGTGGCGGGGCAAAGACGCGGCAATGGCAGGCCGCGTGCGAGAGATCAGTCTTTGACCACTTGGGCGAACAGCTTTTCCACCTTTTGGCGGTACGCCGCGTCGGTCTTGTATTTGGGATCGCCCACCATCTGATAGAGCTCCTCCTTGGTCGGAGCGCCTTCCAGCGGAGCAGTTTCAATGGGCATCCTGCCCTCGTAGGTTTCGCGCAGCTTGGCAAGCATCGTGATGCCGCGAGCCGTGCCAGCCATGATCTTGAACTCGTCCCAGTCCTCCTGCCCCCAGGTTCCTTTGGCGATCAGACCGCGAGCCCAGTCGGCCATGCCGTTGACAAGTGCGCCGCCGTTTGGGCCGAGTTTCTGCATCTCTGCGGCAGCGTCCACAGTCTCGCCACCGACCAGTTCCTTGGCCTTTTCCTGCAGCTGGCGGGACAGATCATCGAACTGCGCTTGCGAGATCCCGGCTTCCTTCGCCCAGCCAACCAGCGTCTGCGCCATCGGGTTGTCAGCAGCGTTGTCGCCAAACGAGCTCACATCGTAGTTGCCGTCTGTCGGTGCCTTGTGCTTGCCCTGGCTGATCTGCTTGCGCAGGTCTGCCCAGCTTTTGGACATAGCCTCAAGATTGGCCTCGCCTTTGTCGGCATCCCAGAAATTGTCAGGCAGATATTCCGGTTTGGTTTTGGGTGCGCCGGTATCAGATGCCGGTGCTGCCGGGTTGTCAGGATTCTTGTGGTCGATAGCGACCGCATCCTTGCTTTCGGTGTTGGTATCGTCTTGCAGGTTCACGTTGTCGAGTAGGCCAGTGCCAGCACTGGGCTCGACGGCGGTGTCTGTAGTCATAGGTTCCTTGCTTGGTTGATCCGCGCCATTAAATCCCGCACGACGTTTCTCTGCCCTTCGGCAAAGTAAGCGTGCGAGGAGTCCGTACCCGGCACGGCGACAGGTACGTCCACATACATTTCCTGCAGCCATTTCATCAGCGCCAGACCGTCCTCGGTGCCGAATACGCGCAGGCAGAGCCTTGCCAGATCCTCCCGCTGCTGGGTAGCAGCACGGATGTCAGGCGACTCCTCAAGTTGTTCCAGATCGTCCCAGCCCATCACATTGCTCCTTCAGGTGCGGGCAGGGCAGCTTGCTGCTGTTGCATCATCTGGGCTTGTGCCATCGCAGCCATTGCCTGCTGCTGCTGGGCTTCTTCCTTGATGACGGCGCGTTCCTCGGCGGTGTTGCGCACCATTGCCGGGACACCCAGCTTGTCGCCCACATAATCGACCGCGACCTCGTTCTTGAGCGCCAGCTGGCCATCGGAGCCAAAAGCACCGGATTGCATCAGCTGCTGGTACTGGATGATCGCGTTGACCTCCTCCATGTTCTGCGCCATCGCCAGCGGTGCGACAGGCACTACCTTGACCTCAAGTCCATTGACGCGCAAAGGCAATTGGATCAGCCCGCGCTCGTCCATGACCTCAAGGATCTTGGCCACTAGCGGAATCATGGTTTCGTTAATCAAGCGACCGAAGGCAGAGCCCAAGTTCTGCGAGAGCTCCTTCATGCGCTCGACAATCTCGGTGGCCGAGCGTGCCGACATATTCTCAGGTGGCAGGGACTCGTCCAGCAGAATGCGCTTGATGTTGCTGCGCAGGTCGTTGATGACCAGCTGGCTGACGTTGAAGTCACCGGAGCGGGGCAGGGCTTGCAGGGCTGGGCCTTGCGGGCCACCGTTGCGGGCAACCGGGATGATTGCGCCAGGGATGATCTTGACCGTGTTTGGGTTCAGCACGCCATCGTCTGCCGCGGTGTACACACCAGCAACCGCAATGCTGGCGTTTTTCAGCAGGAGTTCGATGGTTTTGTTCAGCGTCTTGATGTCGGGCAGGGCAGTCATCAGCGGGCCGCGACCGTAGATCTCGCCTGCGACCTTCATGTACCGCGAGATCACCCAGGGCGACGATTTGCGGCGGCGGTAGACGATCTCCTCTTTGCCTTCCTTCCAGATAACGTGGTAACAGTAGTCGCCGCGACCAGCGTCATAGATGGTGGCCTCAAGGAACTCGATGTCATCAGCAGGCTTGTCTGCAACCTTGCGCTTTAAGTTGGGCGACATCTTGGCATCCGGCCACTGGCGCTCAATGCTTTCGCCCTTGATCCTCATGCGGCGGTAGACGTTATCGACCTGGCCGTTTGCGCCTTCCTCGTAGCTGACCAGGAACAGCGGCACCGGCACAAAGTTGATAGGCGACACATCGTCACCCGGCTGCACCATCATGCAGGCAGTGCCGACAGCCAGATCCAGCAGGAACTCACCGATGGCAATGTCGAAGTTGGACTGCTTCAGCACATCAAA